TCCCCTAGCCGCGCGCCCCAACGCGGCGTCGTGTCGAGACCTATGCTGCGGGTGATTGAGGGTGGCGGCCCGGCTCCGGGAGCAGAGCCGAGCCGCCTTCGCCGCAACTTCCGGGGAGGGAGCCGGGAGGGCGAATTGAAACTGGTGCATCACGCATCCTCCGGTTGAGGAGCGCGGAGAAGGGCTGTAAAGTGGGCTTCGAGGTCGTCGGAGACACTGGTGAGCGGCCGAAAGCGAGAGAGGCGCGCCCACTCTGTATCCTCGTGCGCGTAGCCGGTTTCGTCATGGCGAGCGCGGCAGAACGCGGTCCCGTCTTCCACCTTGGTTTCGAGCAATGTGAAGATATCAGACGGGCCAACACTGCAGCCGGACCATGTGTCGAGGTCTCCGAAGCTGCGGTCCACGGCAACGCACTTGGCGCCCTTCACAGCCCATGCCGGAATCCCGCTCACATCGCCCCCCACAGCTTAGCTGCGACAATGGCAATGCCGGTCCAGAGGAGGGCTGAGGAAATGAGGATGAACCAGACGGGGTTCATGCTGCCCTCGATAGCGTTTGCTGCCCGGCCATCAGGTAGGCGGCATGGGCAAGCTCAGGAGTGTCATGCGTGCCAAGGCGAAGCTTCACGCCGTTGATCGACCGGTGTGCGACGTAGCGACCGCTCTTGGTCTTTCGGACCCCAATGGGGAGGGGGTTGTTCTTGCCCCTGCCCTCGCTAGAATTTTCGGTGGCTTTGCCGATGAACACGTTGCCGGGCTCGTAGTCGCCTTGGTCGCCAATTCGACGCATGACGTAGCCTTGACCCCGCCCGCGCTGCTCCCACAGCCCGGACTGCTGCCAGACCTGCCACCACTGCCAGAGGTTGAATTTCCAACCGATGCCACGCTCGTATGCGTTGCGGCGCTGCGATCGGAAGGCGCCAAGCGGCGTGCGATATACGCCAGCGCCATTCGCCTTCATCGCCCGCCCCAAATCCCGAAGCTCTTGCCACTGCCGGAATGTGCACCCGTACTTCTTGAGCGTAGCGCCATCACGGCGAGCTTCCGCCATCTTGCGGGCTCGTTCGGCGCGGCGATGCTGTCCGCCATCCTCGTGCGAAATGCCGAGGTGCTTCGTCATCAGTTGACGGACGCGTTCTCGCGTGATCCCGAACTGCGCACCGATCTGTTCGAGGGTGTATCCCTCCCGGTAGAGGGCAGCCATCTTCTCGGCTTTGGCCTTCGCCACAGCGACTTCAGGGCGTCCCCACGACTTGCTAAACGTCAAGTCGAGCCGGCGAGCCATCTTGCTGATGGCGGCCGCACTCACCCGCAAGAGTGCGGAACAACGAACCTGAGATATCTGCAACGAATGAAGCTCGCGAAGCGCAGCTTCACGAGCCATCCGTGGCTCGGTTTTGAAGCGAGCCAGGCCACAGGCGATCGACCGGACGTACGCGGCATTCAAGCCGTACTTTTTGGCTGCATAGGCCCTGCTCATGCCCGCAGAGATGTCGGCCAAAATGGCTTCGCGGCGGATCGCGCGTTCAGCGTGCGAGATGCTCATGCCGCCACCCGCCGCTTGGCACGCTCGTCGCGGATGAACTTGCGGATGGCCTTCTCTGTTTCGGGGCGAAGCAGCACCGGCTTGCCCTGTTCTGGCGTGACGCCAGCGCGGAGCCGATCGACCAAGCGGCCATTGCGGCACGACTTGTACCCGAACTGGTACGGCTTCATGCCGGTTTCGGTGAGGAAATCCTCGATGTCGGTAAGGAGGGTAGTAGCCATGCCCGAAGTCATGACACGCCGTTGCGTGTTCGTCAAGACACGCTAGAACGTGTCACCGATGCCGCCGGCAAATGCTACCTTTTGGGTCATGGATGACCTGTGGTTTGACAGACTGTTGAACGCCGTGGAGCGCGATGGTCGCGACAAGAAGGCTATCAGCCAGGCCGCCGGCCTCGGGGAAAACTATGTCCAGCAGATGGTCAAGGACCGCAAGAAGCCTAAGATCGACTCGCTTGTGAAGCTCCTCGCGGCCCTCGGGCGTGCGGATACTCTGTATATCGTGACTGGCACCGAGTTCACTGACGAAGATCGACGGCTACTCTCAGTTGCCTCGCAGCTCGACGACGAAGGAAAGCGCGCGTTGATCGCAGCTTTTGCCGCCGTAAGAGGCTCTCAGCCTTCATAAGCCCTTCCGACTTCTGTTGTGGAGTCAGCTTTTCCCACTCGTCAAGTACGGCGAGAAGCAGTTCCATTTGGCGGCCCCTGTTCACGGATCGTTCTTGATAGGAAACTTTGCCTATCCAGATGTCAAGCCCGCCGATCCGCGTTGACACATAATCGTCATACACCCTGCCGTCGCTCAAGGCAGTTTGGCTGACCTATCGCCAGCGCAATTTTACGCACCCACCCCGCCGGTGATTCCGTAGACCGACACGCCGACACGCCGTTGCGTGTTATTGCTGTTGACCAACACGCCGTTGCGTGTCATAACACCCCCATCAGCAACACGCACCGGGCTCTCCCTGGTGCAGATGGGAGACCTGAGGATGAGCGCCAAACTTACGAACTACATGCGGGAAAGGATTGCCGAGGCACTCGTCCAGCATCGGTTCAATGAACCTGCCCTCGCGATCATCGCTCGCCGGGCGGCTCTGGCCTCGAAGGTGTACAATGACCTGTATTCGCCAGCCGACCAGAAGAAGATGGCGGCGCTGCCGAATGGCTGGCTCCCCGAGGACGACGACATCAGCGTCCAGTTCGGCTCCGGCAGCAACTACACGAATATCGACTTCAGCGGCGCTGTGTACGGCGCCATCGCCCGAGTGCTGAAGGAGCCGCTGGATCGCACTACGCGCCGCGTTGCCTCAAGCCATGTTAGCGGCTGCGCCAGGTCATACGAGCCCACGCATCCGTTCGTTGCTGAGTACGAGGCGTTGAAGGCCGACACTGCCGCGCTCGTGACGGAAATCGAAACCGCTGAGCGGCAGGCCAAGTCTGCCATTGCTTCCGCCAGTACTGTCAAGCGCCTCATCGAAATGTGGCCGGACATCGAACCGTTCGCGAAGGACTATCAGGACGAGACGAAGCCGTCACTTCCGGCGCTGCCGACCGACCAGTTGAACGCCCTGTTCAAGTTGCCTGTCTCCGAACCCGCCTGACACCCACCGCCCATCCCGTCCGTGTGGCGGGATGCACAATGAAATCAGCAACGCGCCGCTCTCTGGCGGCAGGGGAGAAATGGGAAAGTGGAGTTCACAAAGACCGAGAAGATCGATCTTGGCGACATCCGCGTCAAGAACATGGCGCGATCGACCCTCACGACCAGGATCACGGCGCTAGAAGCCGGCGAAGCTTTCGTGGTCGAAGGTGTCGAGCGCGAGGTGATTATGGGTCGGCTCGCCCCCCTTCGGAAGGAGGGGCGGTCGTTCGCTACGCGAAAGCTGGCTCCGATGAAGTTTCAAATCATCCGGACGGCCTGACCCATGCTCCACTTCTCAAACCCCACCGATATATCCGGTAGGCCCTCACCTGAGCCCGACAAGCGCTCTGAGGCTGTCAAGGAACTGCGCGCCATCGACTGCAAGACGCCCGAGGATTGGGCGCGGTGGGCACGGCAGCGCGTCGAGGATGAGGACGGCTACGGCTACGAACGCGGACGGAGGTACTGACGATGCCCCGCGAAATCTTCACCGTCTACACTTGGCGGTTCATCGAACACCGCTTTCTCCCCGCCTGCAGCTTCGGCACCTACACCGAGGCTTGGGCTTGGGTGCGTGAGCAGCAAGAGGCCGGACCGGTGTTCAAGGATATCGGCCGCTTCCGTGTCATCGCCTCACAGGCCGATGACGAGGCTTCCGAACTGGCGCGGGTGGCGTGATGAAGCTGCTCACCCGCATCTTCGCCGGCATCGCTATCGTCGGGTACGGCTACACCGCATACCGGTCGGCGCCGCTACTTTGGCAACATGAAGGGGCGCTCACAACCATCTGCGTGCTCCTAGCCATCTCCATGATGATGGTGATTTTCGCGCACGACGTGCTGTTCGGCCGGTCGATTTTCAAGGCCCTCCCCACCGATACCGACACAATAAAGGAAGGTGCGTCGTGAGGTTCAAGAAGTTTGGCGAACTGACGAACGACCAGCAGTTTGCGGTCAAGCTCATGCACCCGACTTGGAGCCTCGATGAACTTCGGCGCTTCGAGTACCGGCTTACCAAGAAGGGCGATCTGTCCCGCAAGAAAGGCGATCACCGCCCAACTGAGGACTACGCTCGCGAGATTGACCGCACCCTCGGGACGCCCGTCGCAAGCAGCGCCACTTCCGGCCCGACCGTCACCCGCGACCAGCCAATCCGACGCACCGGCATTCACCCAATGCATCTCGGTTCTAACAGGGATTGATGGCCCATGACCCTCACCCGTGAAGAAATAGCCGATATCGCCCATAAGGCAGCAAAGCGTCTGCTCTGGCGGAATGGCGACGCGACGGAACTGTCCCTGTACCTGTGCGGCATGCTGGCCCTCTTGGGGCTGGTGGCGCGCGTAGCTGGAGTTTGGCCATGAGCATGACCAAGGCTGAGAAAGCGCGCGTCGCGGAACTAGAGCATGCTCTAGCGTTGGCTCGCGCCCTGCGCTTCCCCGATTACCCCGTCCCCGCCCCCATGACCTACGACGAAATCAAGGCATCGCTGACGGACGGCGGAATTCGATACGGCCAGAAGCAGCGAGTGGCTCGCGGGTGGTTCTACCACGCCAATCTTGGCGGCTACAGCAACAGCGTCTCGTTTGGGTGTTCTGATGGCCATTCCCACGGTCGAGATACGGACACGACGACCTCGCAGGGCATGGGTCGAATGTACCGCACCCGCGAAGAGGCGACGATGGGGCTTAGGCATGAACTTACGACGCAGTGCGCCGAAGTTCTAGCCCGGGTTGATCAGATGCTTGCCGAGGCCGCGTCATGACCTCCCGCCCCCTCCTTCTCCTCCTCTTCCTATCCGCCCTTACCGCTCCAATGGAGCTGCCGACTTTCTCGGAGGCTGCGAAGAAATGACCTCACAAGCTGTAGTCGAACAATTCGAACGCGAAGCCGCCCCTGTTCCGGCGCTTACCCCGATGGACATGGTTGGCCAGGCAGTTGCCAATGGCGCCAGCATCGAGGTCGTGGAGAAGCTCATGGCTCTCCACGAGCGGTGGGAAGCGCGGCAGGGCCGCAAGGCTTTTGACGAAGCCATGGCCGCCGCCAAGGCCGAAATCCCGGTCATCTTCAAGAGCCGCGAGGTGGACTTCACCTCAACGAAGGGGCGGACCCACTACCGCTACGAAGACCTAGCCGAGATCGCCAAGACGGTGAACCCGATCCTCGGCAGGCACGGCTTGAGCTACCGGTTCCGGACGACATCGAATGCAGGCGAGCCGGTGACGGTGACGTGCATCGTATCACACCGGCAGGGCTACTCGGAAGAGAATACGCTGAGCGCCGGCCGCGACGAGACGGGCAACAAGAACAGCATTCAGGCGGTGGGCTCCACCATCACCTACCTGCAGCGGATGACGCTGAAGGCCGCGCTGGGGCTTGCTGCTTCGGCGGACGACGATGGGCGAGCGTCCGAGGAATACGACGACACGCTTATCTCCAACGAGCAGCGAGACGTGATCCTGAAGCTGATCGATGAGGTCGGCGGCTCCGCTGACGTGTTCTGCAAATACTTCAAGATTGAAGCGGTGGCGGGGCTCCCGGCATCTCAGTTCGCCCGCGCCGTGAAGGCGCTTGAAGCCAAGAGGGCCAAGTGATGGACCAGCAGTCTGAAGAGTGGTTCGCTGCCCGTTTGGGCAAGGTGACGGCCTCGCGGGTGGCAGACGTTATTGCCCGCACCAAAACCGGCCCATCTGCTAGTCGAGCCAACTACATGGCGGAACTGGTGGCTGAGCGGCTGACCGGGACGCGAGGCGAGAGCTTCACAAACGCGGCGATGCAGTGGGGAGCCGACCAAGAGCCTGAGGCACGGCTGGCCTACGAGTTCAGGACAGACGCCGTAGTGGATCTGATTGGGTTTGTTGAGCATCCGTCGATCCTCATGTCCGGGGCTTCGCCGGATGGCCTTATCGGCTCTGATGGGCTTGTCGAGATCAAGTGCCCCAATACCGCCACCCACATCGAAACTCTCCTCACTGGCGTGATCCCCGGCAAGTACGAGACGCAGATGCTCTGGCAGATGGCCTGTACCGGCCGCGCCTGGTGCGACTTCACCAGCTTCGACCCACGCCTGCCGGAAGAAATGCGGCTGTTCGTCAAGCGGTTCGACCGCGACGACAAGCGCATTGCGGAGATGGAGGAGCAGGTTCGCGAGTTCCTGTTTGAACTGGACGGGACGGTCACCCGCCTGGGAAAGCTCTACGGGGCGGACGTGAGGGTGGCAGCATGACCACGATCCGCTCCATCGACTTCGAAACCACCGGCATCCCGACCGAGAGTGACCCGCAGGCCATCGTTGAGATCGGCTGGCAGGATATCGAGTTCGACGGCATGGGCTGGGCGGGGTTGATCCCCGATGGCCGCGCTAACTTTCTCTGTAACCCAGGGCGCCCAATCCCGCATGAGGCGATGGCTGTCCACCATATCACAGACGAGATGGTGGCCGATGCTTCTGGCAACGTGGGGCTACTCGGTACGCCGGACTATTTCTGCGCGCACAATGCCGACTACGAGCGTCAGTTCTACGACCCTGGTGTCCCGTACATCTGCACCTACAAGGTTGCGCTGCGACTGTGGCCTGACGCCCCTTCACATGGCCTGCAGTTCCTCCGCTATCACCTCAACCTGCCGG